TTAATACATTTTATAATTCTTACCTGTACCTGATTTATAAGTTGTTTCATAAAACATAGTCACAACGGAATTTTCGGTTTTGATAAGCTCTTCTATTTTTTGCAAAACATCTGCATGTCTTTTCTCAAAAGTTTCTGCTACATCTAAACTACTTACAACAGTTACTTCTTCTTTATTTAATTTTTGTACTTCTACTAACATTACCATCAATCCTTTCATCGTTGATTTTTATTCTTTTCTAATAAATCCCTTAACTGGTTATAATAAGCATTATTTCTTGTTAATCTAATTAAGCTTTCTATTTCCCATATATTCGGTTTATCTGGCAACTTCTTTCTAATACATAAATCCACTATACTCTTAGCTTTCTTAAAACTTCTTATATGAGTATGATGTTTTACAAATTCTCCATTAGTGTTATGTATAATAAACCCATCACCAGCTCTATAAATCGAATACTCTTTTCTCTGAAATACTTTTCTACTCATTTAGATCAACTCTTTCTTTGCACAACAAAAAGAACCCCGAAGGGTTCTCTCTACAATAACTTAAGGGAAGATTTTAAATATGAAAATTTATAAATTAGTTATGCGGTTGCATAATTAATATCTTTTTTAAGAGGGAATTATTAGCAGGCTTCCCTCATGCCCGGAGGAATGTACTTTTCGTTGTTACTAGTTTCAAACCAATTCAAAATCTAGAAGTTTACCAGGCTTCTAGGGAAATACTTTAAAGAAATAAGGGATTTTTTAGTTTCCCATACTATAAATATACTATAGTTTTCCGTATAAAAAAGGAATTTTTACGGAACTTTTGCGGAACTTTTACGGTAAATTTGTAATTATATAAGCGTTTTTATTCTGTTAATAATATCATTCCTCATAGCTCTGCATTTTTTATCCGAATAACCTATTTCCTCTCCTACATCTAACCAACTTGGTGCTTTTTTTCTATTTGAGAAATATCTAAAGCTAACTAATCTTTTTTCTTCTTCCTTTAGTAGTTCTAATGCATTTTCTATTTTTCTAATCTGTCTTTCTTTTTTATTTATTTTACTCTCTAGATCTTTTATCTGTCTTTCTTTGGCTAATACTTCACTCTCTACTGTATTACTTATGTTGTATGTTTCTCCTGTTCTTTCGTCAGCATAGCTAATAGCTTTGCATCCCTTATAGTCTATTTCTAAATACTCTAAGTCTATTTTAAGGCTGTTTAGTTCGATTTTTGTGCTATTGTAGTTATATAGTTTTCCTTCTGCGTCGGAAAATGTTTTATCTATTGTTTTAGCCATTCGATTATCCCCCTATATTATATTATTTGCAATCCTTACCTTCTGGGCAATATCCAAGTTTCTTACAATTAGGTACTAAGAAAGGTTTATATCTTGGCTCTACTTCTACAACTTGTCTTACCATTTCTTTTACTATTGTTCTAATTGGAAGCTCTGCTCTATTGCAAAGTCTAACATTAGCAAGATGAATTAATCCTTCTAAATTTACTGCAAAACTACATTTTGTACTTATTCCTATTGGTAGTATTGTTCTGGCTATTTCATTACTTTTTTCTCCTGTTAGTCCAGCATCTTTTAGTGTAGCTTGGATATTTTCGTAAGATTTACGAATAATTTGCTCTATTCCTATAATTTCTGCTCTTAAATATACATCTTCCATTACCTCAGGAGCCACATATACATTAACATCTTCTTTTTTGTTGCAATATCTAAGAGATTGCACGTTTTTTACTACTCCTTGTTCATGGCGAACCAACTGATCAATTAGGCTGCGAGGTACATTTTCTAATTCAAATACCATATATAAGTGTCTACTTCCACTTAGATGTCCACTTTCTAAGCAATGTTCTCCAACTTGTTCTGCATATTTAGTATTTGTGTTATAACAAACTGCACTAAAGCGCCCCTGTCTTTTTACAAAGTTTTTTACTTCTTCTCCATTAACTAATCTTACTTTAAAATCTTTTAACGTAAACATTATCTTCCTCCTATTTTTTCAAAATACTTTGAAAAATCTTTTTCATCCATAATTAGTTGTATTCCTTTTTTGAATATTCTAATTCTGTTATTTGTTATATACTGATACTCAAATTTTTTACCTCGTCCAAAATTAAGCTGATTTATTTTTTTAGATACATTCTTTTTCAATTTACATTTTCCTGTTTTAAAGTTCAATATTGCACCATCTTTTCTTATTTAGATATCTCCATTGAATTTCTCCACCGGATATTCTAGTTTCTATATTTTCTATATTGTCTAATCCAAGTATCCATTCCCTATATTGATTTATTTCTTCATCAGATAAACCTTTGTAAAATTTAAATCTACTAAGAGTTTTATCTATCTGTTCAACACACCAATCATACTCAGACAATTCTGCTTGTCTATTAAATTCTGCAATATTATCATCAACTTCTTTTTTTGCTTCTTCATAAGTAAAATATACTTTATCAGGTCTTATAGATACATGTGTTATATATGGAACATACATCGGCCATTTTTTAACAACTCTAAAACCTTGCTTTGTAATTTCTGTTTCTATATTTCCTCCAAAGATTTTATTCTTTTTAACTAAATAACCTTTATTATATGCCTCTTTTATACCTTTAGAATCGGTAATTTTACAATTTCTTAAAAATTCATTTTCTTCTTCATCTAAAACTTCATGTGTTACTTCAAATAATTTTGTATCATAAGACCAACCTTTAGGTAGTTTTCTATATCTTTCCTCGCTCTTAAATTCATCAAGTGGTATTCCGTCTATAATTCTACGTTCTCTTGGCACAATATAATCAATTATAACTGCATCAGAAAATTGTTCATCTACTAAGCCATATTGAACAGAATATTCATGTGCTTTTTTATGACACCAATAAACTAGATCTTCTTTATTAAAACGTTTTTCAAATCCTGGTTTCATTTATCCCCCTTACATATATAACTTACTTATTATCCATAATCCTATTACAACTAGAATAATTATATCTCCTATTACTCTATCCATTTCTCCTCCTAGTGGTTTACTTCCCATTCTTCTGGAATAGCTACCTCTTGGCAACTATATCCTAATACCTTAGATATTGGGCAACCTTCACAGTCGTCTTGTTTAGTACATTCTCTTTTTAATATTTCTAGTGCTTGTTTTATTTTTTCTTCCATTATTCTCCCTCCTTGTTTAATCGTTCTATTTCTCTATTTAAATACCATGATGCTTTTTTAAGGTCCTCTAGTTCTTTATTTGGGTCTTTTTTCCCAGCTCTAGAAACATATTTGATTACATTACCTCTAGCAAAGTTTAGTTGTTTATCTTCAATAAAATCCATTACCTCTATTTTGCCGTCATTGTAATGTGATGGATGATTTACTACATCTTCTTTTACTGTGTGTATGCCTTCCCAATATTCACAAACATCACCAGTTGATATAAAGTTTCCAAATGCATTTTCACAATAAAATTTTTCTCTTTTTTCATTTATTTTCAACCATTTACAATTTGAACACTTTTTGAAATAATTACTACTCATGTTCTACCTCCAATTCTCTTTCTACTTCTTCTATCGCTTTTATTACAGAAGCTAGAGGACTTATCCCCTTAGCTTCCATTATTTCTTTTGCTCTATCTACTATTTCATCTACTTTACTTAGTATCACGTGAACCTCCTAAACCTAATATTTAACTCCTATATCCCCAAATATCTTTTTATGATCTGTATAGCCTCTTCTGCGCTATAACAAACCTTTACCTCGTAATTTTGATTGATTAGCTCTCTAATCCATTTCTTTTGATTATCTGTGCATTTATTTCTACCTACCTTCATTTCAAGAAATAGGCCTGATTTCCCATTTCTAGGAACAGCCAGGAACAAATCTGGTACTCCTGATTTTGTCCCTGTAGCTTTTAATTTTCTAGCTTCTCCTTTATTTCTATATCCCCCATTAGGAATAGCGAATATCATTTTTAATTCTGAATATTTACAAGATTGTAAATTGCACCATTGAATTAGAGTTGCTTGTTCTAAATCTTCACCTTTCATTTTTAGTCCTCCCGTTGCTTTAGTTTCTAAATCTCTATCTGCATTTCTTATAGCTTTATATGCTGTGTCATCTGCGTAGCCTTCTGAATTTCTATCTAGTGTATATCTGTCCATATTGCCCCCTATTTTGCCGTTCTATATGGTGCTAGCATTGTTACTAGCTTATGTATTAGTTCCTTTTCCTTTGCTCCTTGTATTTTCTCAGGGCGATAATCCTCTCTGCAACCATCACTACAAAATACTTGTTGGTCTCTTCTTGTTTTAAATTTCTTGCCACAATGTTTACAAGTTCTAGTTATCTTCCCATCTCCTATGTAGTTGACTTCCCATATTCCTTTGTAAGCTGTTTTTTGTTTTAACATTGCTACTACGTTTGAATTTCTTATTTTATCTCCATATATCCCTTTAAAGTAGTCTGTTGCCTCCTTTTGTGTTGCAAATTCTACCACTTCTCCAGTTTTTATATTTTTAGCTACAATTAGATTTTGTCCCATGTTATCTCCCCCTTCTTTTTACTTCTTTCGTTTCAAGCTCCTTTAGGTATTTCTTTAATTCCTCAGGCGACATTTTGAATTCTTTTACTTCTCCTCCTCTTTTATATCCTTCTACTTCATAATTGCCTTTTAAGACTATGTCACCTGGTTGGAAATAATATACACCACCTTGGTTATTCTTTGGTTCAACTGGTTTTATATCAAGTTTCTGACGTTCTACATGTTCTTTTCTTAAACATCCACAACTTTTAGTTATGCCGTTTTTTAAATTGCCTTCTCTTACTACTGTAGTCCCTCCACAGCTACAACTGCATTTCCAATATCTTCTGCTTTTTTCCACATGATCTAGTTCTAACACAGTTAATCTTCCGTATCTTTCACCTACTATAGTAGGTTTAGCAGGTTTTACAAGTTTCATTTCCTGTACATATTTTTTAACAGCGCCGTCACTTCTGCCTATTTCGTTTGCTATTCGTAGGATACTATAACCTTTTTCGTACAATTCTTTTATCTTACATTTTTCTAAATCTGTTACTTTATTTGCCATGATTATCCCCCTTTCTAGAGGCTTGTTTAAGCCCCTGTAGTTACTTCATAGTTTTTATATGCTCCAATAAACGTCCTTGAACTTCTGCAATGGTTTTTATTTCCTCATCAGTGCTATTTTTCTTGCATTTTTCTAGTTCTGAAACAATTAGTAATTCTATTTCCTTTGGTGTTTTGCCATAAAATCCTAACTCTTTTATAAGTTTTATGGTTTTTTCGTTGTAATTTTTATACAGTTCCATCTCCGTGCCCCCTATTTATTTCCTATAGGATAATACATTAATTCCTTTCCGCAGAACAGATAATATCTAGACCCTTTATCTCCATCTCGATTCTTATCCAGAATTACTTCAACTAATGTATAACCTTTTTCTTTTTTATCCCTCATGCTTTCGATAAATTCTTCTAGTCTAGTGCCTTCATTAAAACCTGTTCTTTTCCATGCTTGTTCTAATTCCTTCTCTTCTGTAACTTCATGTATGTAAACCACTTGATTGCTATCTTGGTATATTGCCCTTGATTCTCTACAATAAGTTTCACCATGTGGTCTATAATTTCCAGTACCTTTATCCGCTAGTTGTGTTAGCTGTATCACTATCATGTTGTAATCTAATGTTATATTCTTTAATTCCCTCGACAATTCTGCTACTTGTCGTTCTCTAGGGACCTTTGTATCTGTTGGAGTTAATAGTTGTACATAATCTACTATAAGTACGTCCGGCTTATATGTCCTTAGCGCCTTTTTAATCTGCGCTATCGTGCTTATCGAGTCATCTATCCTTAAATTATCTGTGTTAAGGTTCTCCATAGCCTCTATCACTCTCTTGGTCTTGCTTGATGATAACTCTCCACTACGATATTCTTGTCTTGTTATCCCTGCATAACTCAGTAAGATTCTTTCAGCTACTTGCTCTTTGCTCATCTCTCTGCTAACTATTAGGACTTTTTTGTCCTGTTTCAGCATGTTGATAGCCATTCTTAAGCTCATAGCGCTTTTCCCAACTCCACTTTTAGCTCCTATAGTAAGTAATTCTTTTTTAGCTAATCCGCCTTCTGTTAGCTTGTCCACTATTTTTATTCCAGTTAATACACGTTCTATCTTTTCCCCTAACTTGTCAAACATATTTGCTATTATAGAACTCAATGCATTATCTTCATCTACTTCTTTATTTGCCTTTGTTCCAGTTTCAAAAGTGTTAATGCAAGTATTTATATTTCTACCTGTTTGAATCCCTTCTATAAGGCTTTTAGCAAGTTCTACTGTATCTCTTTTTTGTTTCATTTCTTTTAGTTCACCAATATAAAACTCTATATTACTTGCTGTTGCAGCATATTGGTTTAAATTCGTTATATACATCATTTCAACTGTATTATCTATTTGTTCTATCTTATTTACTAAACTTATTAGATCAATCGGTGATTTTTCTTTATCCAGTAGCTTCATTGCTTTATAAATAACTTTATTATATTCGAAATAAAAAGTTTCTTCTGATAAATCCTGTATTACTTCAAATAAGTTAGGTTCTAACAATACCCTCCCGAGAACTATTCTTTCATATTCTAAATTGTATAAATAATTGTTCATAAATCCTCCTATTCCCCAGGTCCATTTATCAAGTCTAGCAAGTCTAATGATGATTCGATTTTTGTAGTTGGTTGAACTGATTCACTTGGTTGGTAGTTTTCATCTAAATAATCTATATAAGCTCCATTAAAAAATGTGCTTCCATGTTTTATATATTGCTTGTCTGTATTTTCTTTTTCTTTAGCATATCTTTTTACTGCTCTTTCTAATTCTTCTGCTGTTATCTTTTCTTTTGTAAGTATTCTTT